CACAAGCCATACTTTAAACGTATACGAGATGTTTTAGGGTGTTCTGAAGAAGAGGCAGAGAAGGTCGGATTAGCATTAGACAAGTATTTTGTACCCTTAGACAGTAAATTCTATAAAATTGATGATAGTACTTACTCATTTGTTGATGCAGGCGGCTTTAAAGGAACATTTTCAATAGATCAAAACTATAATTTATTGACTTTAGTTTATAACGATGTTGATTTACTAACTTTAGAGCAAATATAAAAATCAATAATTAGTGAAAATGTTTTTATGTATGTTAAATTAATACATTCCTATATAACACTATATGGAGTAAAGATAGTATTTTTAAATTTTTTCTTTTTACTTGTTAGGTAAAATTAAAATGACTACTATAAAAAAATTATTTTTCTATGCATTTGCATTATTTTCATTGACTTCAATTATATATGGAATGGCGTATGATTATATGATCGGTGCCGAAATCCACTATGATTTTTTTGGTGCTGGATTTGTTAGTTGGTTAATATTCTTTGGCATATTGAAAGCAATTTTAGACAGTATTATTGCTTATTTCAAAAGTCTCTGGGACAGCATCGTTGCCATCTTCACACCGATTGGCGAATGGTTTGCAGCGCGTTGGATTGATATCACAGTAGCTCTGGCGAATGTTGCAATTTGGATCGGGAATATGTTTCAAAAGGCGTGGAACGCACTTACAAGCATATTCGCATCAATCGGCACTTGGTTTGGCGAAAGATGGAACGATGTGACGACTGCGCTTGCTAACGTAGCTACTTGGTTTGGAAGTATTTTCTCAAGCGCTTATAATGCAGTGGTTAACGCATTTAGTAGCATTGGAGGCTTCTTCAGTGGCGTTTGGTCAACTGTCAAGAGCATTTTTGTAAATGCTGGCCAAGCAGTCGGTAGCGCAGTAGGCGGAGCTTTCAGAAGCGCAGTCAACGGAGTTTTAGGAACAATCGAGAACGTCGTCAATGGCTTCATTGGTATGATCAATGGCGTCATTGGAATGATCAATAAGATTCCTGGAGTATCTCTAGGAAGTATTGGCTATGTCAGCCTTCCTCGTTTAGCCCGTGGGGGTATCGTTGATAGTCCTACCGTAGCCATGATTGGTGAGGCTGGTAAAGAGGTTGTTATGCCTCTTGAAAACACAGGCTTCTTACAAACTATGGGACGTGTTGTAGGCGGTGCCGTAGTCAACGCTCTAGGTGGTGGCTTGACACAGTCAAGTGGCTTCAGTGGTAGTGGTGACATCGTCATTCAAATCGGTGGGCACGAATTTGGTCGTGTGGCCATCCAAGAAATCAATCGAGAACAAGAACGTGCAGGACAAGTCTTGCTTAACATTTAAAGGGAGGTAAAATGGCACGCTTAATCATTAACGGGGTGGCTGTTAAGCCTCCCAAATCTTTTCAAGTCGGTATCCAGGATATCGACGGAGAAACTGGACGTAACGCAAACGGAGACATGGTGCGTGACCGCATCACGATCAAACGAAAGTTAGATTGTGAGTGGGGCATGCTGACTCAAGAAGAAATGAGTCAGCTTTTAAATGCCGTAACTCCTGAATTCTTCACGGTGTCTTATCCGGATCCGATACATGGTCAAACAACTAAAACATTTTACGTCGGAGACAGAACGGCTCCGAGCTACTCATTTACTGAGAAGTTTAAGCCATGGTCTGGTGCTAAATTTAATCTGATAGAAAGGTAGGTTTAAAAACATGGATGTATTCAGACGACAGAAATTCAATGAAGCGATGTTTGCTAAAAACCGTACTCTTGCTATCAGAGTAGGACAGTATCAATCAAGTGATATCAAAGAAGCTAGTTTTGATTATGGCTATATCAAAGGTGACGCCTACAAGCCAGGAGGAACGTGCGCAGGTAGTGCCAAGATTGTTTTTGCGAGCGTGATCACATCGTTTAGAAAGTTAGATAAAATTTACCCAGAGATTGGTCTTTTAGTCGACGGAACCTATGAATGGGTTAAAATGGGCGAATACTTTATCAACGACATTGAAATCGACCGAAATCGTAAAACAACCGAACTTGAACTCATGGATGGCATGTTTAAGTTGAACCGTGAATATGTCACAGACCTAACCTATCCAGCAGATATTAAAAATGTAATCAAAGAAATTTGTTTAAAAACTGGCATCAAACTTTCTAACGAAATCATGGATGTTGCATCTATGAATTATCAAATTGACAAGGTGCCCGAAAATAAAAAACTAACATTTCGAGATGTTTTGAGCTTATCGACTCAAATGCTTGGGATGTCTTGTTTTTTTAACAGAGAAGGAAAACTTGAAATCAAGGAATTGACTGACTCAGGTATCGTGATTACAGCAGATAGTTACTTTATGCATGGTTTGACCAAAAGCGAGATTGAGTATCAAATCGCAGGGATAACCTGTAAAAAGGATAAAGAAACACTCACAGTTGGATTGCGTACAGGTCGTTCTCTTGAAATTGAGAATGTGTTGATGCACCAGCCTGCCTTAGATAACCTCTATCACAATATCAAGAATATCAGATATTATCCGTTTAGCTTGAATTATCAAGGACATCTGTTACTTGATGTTGGGCAGTGGGTGACCATCAAAACCAATACAGGGGAGACGTTCAAATCTCCAGTTTTGAGTCAATCTTTCAACTTCAAAGGTGGGCTACGTGGCCGTATTAGTGCCGACAGTAAAGCTGGCAATGATGCGCAGTATTCGTATGCCGGGACCATAACGAAAAAGATTTTACAATTTGATAACTTTGAAGCTCAACTTCAAAATAAAATTGAAGAAGCAGATAGAGGGTTCGACGCTAAGGTTGACCAAATCAACCAAGAATTTAGCGATCAAATAAAGCTCATCAAAGCTAAAACCGAAGAAGATAAACGTGCGTTATCTGAAGAAATCAACAGAAGGTTTCAAGATTTCAGTCCAGCTGGATTTGACGAAGCCAAAGCAAAAGCAGAAGAAGCCTTAAAAAAGGCTGGCACAAGCTCTGATTTAGCGGAGCAAGTGAAAGGGTTAGTAGATACAACAAGACAAAATCTTGATACTTTCAAAAGCCAAGTATACAACAATTTCGTAACTGATAATCAATTAAGAAGCGACTTATCGACTGCTAAAACCGAATTGAAGAAGTATGTCAAAGAAGAAACAGACGAGAAGACAAGCGCTATTCGTGAAACAATCGCAAATGGTTTCGTAGCAAAAAGCACTTACCTTGAAAATGTTGAAGGCATTAACCAACGCTTTGAAAACCTCAAACGAGATAACGAGGTCAAACTAGCTGATTACAAGCAAGGTGTTGACGGACGATTCGCTAATATCGTTAGTCAAATGGCTGGCAAAGTCAATCAAATAGACTTTCAACGTGTGAGAGAAACAAGTCAGTTATACGAGCGAAATTTTGGGAATACTGACAACGGTATTGCTGATAATGTCGCCCGTATGGCTATGACAAGTCAACTATTTCAAGTTGAAGTTGCAAAAAATGTCGGAGATAGTCGAAATTTCGTCAGAAATGCTGATTTTCGAGAGGGTTCAAAGAATTGGAGAGAGTCAAACATTGCTGGGCTTCATTTCAATTATGAACATTCAATGCAAAATCGAAATAAAGCAGGCGTGCATATTTATGGTTCTTCTATAAATGAACGTTATTTTGGGTTGCAACAAACATTCAAAATCGTGCTAAAAAAATCTGACAAAATCACACTTTCTTTTTTGATTTCAAAAGACGGAGATAACACTTACTCAGGAATTGATGTCGGTTTGCATTATAGACAAAATGGTGTTTTGAAATCACAAAAGTGGATGAGTATCCAAAATAATGAAATAACTGGCGGTGTTTATAAGAAAATCACTTTAAACTTCGAGCTGCCAATTGATATTGATGAAATTAATTTGATGTTGTACGGTCAACAAGGGAAGTCAATAAATATTTACATTTCAGAAATCAAGCTAGAAACTGGAAGTCAAGCGACATCATTCACGCTTGCACCCGAAGATACAGAGGAAGCCGTTAAGACGGTTCAAACGCAAGTTGCTGGATCATACGCTATCAATAATTTGAATAGCGCAGGCGACATAATCAACGGTATCAATTTTGCTGCTAACGGGAACAACCGTATCATTGGTCGAGCTACTCACATCTCAGGAGAAACGCTGATCGATAATGCGGTTATCAAGTCAGCTATGATTGATAAACTCAAAACGGCCAACTTTGAAGCTGGTTCGGTGACTACCAACATTTTAGGAGCTGAAGCAGTAACGGCCGAGAAGGTTAAATTTGATACTGCATTCATCCAGCGATTGGTATCACAACAAGCGTTCATCAATGAGCTGTTCGCGAAACAAGCGACGATTACCAAGATACAGTCTATTGACTTCACAGGAAATCACATCAAAGGTGGACGAATTTCCTCGCTAAACGGACGAACCATATTCGACTTACAGAGTGGTTGGGTTGATATAAATCAACCTGGAGTTGGTATAAGAAATCAATTTGCTGGACGACCACTTCAGTATCTTGTTTTCGGTGAAGGTTCGCTTTATGGCAAACCTGGTTCATATACTGCGTTAATGTCGAACTCGAGAGGTGAAGTGAAAATGAACGATGCTTCGGCCGGTATTCAGATATGGAACACGCCCGATAATACGACGGCGGTTAACGTTTACGGAGATAGAATTGACTTCATGTATAACGCAAATGACCCGCTTTCAATCGGCTTTGACACAATCCACAATACTATTGAAAACGTGGAAGACATCGGGCTGAAAGGAAAATCTTTGGCTACTGTATTAAATGATATTTTTTGGAATTTTCGAGTTCTATCGGACGGTGGAGCAAATCTACCATATCATTTCTTTAAATATTGGAACGGAGATAAGTAGAAAGAAAAAACATGAACCAAGCTGACAAAGTTATCAACGACATAGCAATTCAATTCGCAAACAAAACGATTGAATGCGCAAATTACAAGGCATTCTACGAAGATGAGAAAACTAAACTTCAAGAAACACAAGAGCAACTTTTTAAAGTCAACAAAGTCTTACAATCAGATGAAAAACTAAAAGAATTGTTTGACGAAATCGCAGAAAAATTAGAAAAGGAATAATATATGGCATTTAAAATCATTAACAAATATTTGCAAGAAAACAACCGAACTTTCGTGGCAATTCGTCAAGAAGCACCTTATACGGCATTTGACCGTGTTCTAATTGGCAATCACATGAATGAGTCAGATGAAGATTTGATTAAAGCAGTCATTGCTCAAGTAACGACCGAATTCAATCCAGCTGAAGGTGTTAAAAAGCTTCAAGAAGATTTGCACACACAAGCGCAAGAATATGAAGTCAAGCTCGCTGAGAAAGATGCTAAAATCGCAGAAGTTAAGGCAGTAGCAGATTGGGCGGTATTGGTTCGTGTAACAGATGTAGATAATCCGCTAGATCCAACAGTTTTCAAGCGTGGACTTGAATTGGTAGACCTTGGCCAAGTTGGAAAAACTTACAAACCACAAGAAATCTTCACACTTAACAATCCGAACCATGTTGAGAAGTTCCAGGAAGGGCAACGTGTCATGGTTCAAGTGAACGAAGAATTCACTTATCAAGGTCAAACGCTCGAAGAGCTAGCAAGTCTTGAACAAAACGGAAAGCTAGGCATTTGGAAATGGACTGAACCAAAACCAGAGAAACAATCTAGCGAGCTAGACACTCAACCTGTTCAATAAGAGGTGACGTATGCGAGATTTACCAATTCATGAGCTTATTGAACATCTAAAGAACCTTTCGTCTAGTCCATACATCCACATCTTTTTTTGGCTGATGATCCTGGATATCGTTACAGGATATGTCAAGGCATTTAAGACTAAACGATTTGATAGTAAGATTGGAACCATGGGTTTGATTCGTCATTTCGTAGTATTCACAGTCATCTTACTTGTTGCGATGTATGCCCGTTCGTTGGGTGTTCGTCCGTTGGGAATTACCTGGACAATGTTCTTTATTGCCAATTATCTAGGCTCTGTGCTTGAGAATTGGGAAGCGATTGGTTGGGCATTCCCAGAATTCCTAAAACCTTACATCAACCAAATTAAGAAAGATAATGCTAGAAAACTTGGTCAATTACTAGTTAATGTTGACCAGAAAGACAATTTTGACGAAAAGGAGAAATAACATGAATCAAATCACAGAAATCATCACAAACGGAGCAATCAGTATTCTTGTCATTTTAGCTGGTATCGCAGTTAAGGCTATCAAAGACTACCTTATTCAAAAAGGCGGAGAAAAGACAATCAAGATCATCGAAATCTTGGCCAAGAATGCCGTCAAT